TGTAGGGGCTTAGCACAACCGTATATTAAATTGTTTTCTACTAGCTTATCGCACTCTGGTTTCACCATATGTGGATTAATCGGCATACAGTCTTTTTTAAAAATACCACACCTAAATATACAACAGTTTCTATCGATTTTATAAATAATAATATCAATGTTACACCAAGGGCATTGAAAAATATCATAATCGTCTAAATCTATTGACATATATAATATAATTATGCATATTAATTTTTTATCAAAAAACTTTAAAATATATGTGATATAAATAATTTTATTTTCTAACCATATTATATATATAATTATGGCTGATTTTTCAACAGTATGTGACCCAAACAACCGAACACTCACGTTACATTGTGGACGCGTTGTTCAGTATTATAATTCCTTTGCAGCATATGGTACTTGTCTAAATACACAAACATTACAAGCAGGACAAAGCGCGCCTGTGAGTTTTATTAATTCTCAACAATCCGTGCTTAATGGCATAACCGTATCAAATAGTAATTTGTTCACTATATCGACCGAAGGTGTGTACCTCGCGCAATGTTTCATAACTTCTGATCTTGCACAAGAAGCGGGAAGCCAGAGCGGGTTGTCTGCATCTCTCAGCGGTACTGCTGTAGTATGTGATGTTGCTTACGGTTCGGCATCACCTAATAATAATGTTAAACTGACGTCTAATGTGATTATTAATGTGTTACCAAATACACCTGTTACACTACAGTTTACTATAAGTAATACGTCGACATCTGCTGCGTCTAATTTTAGATATGCTCAATTATCTATATGTAGACTAGTTTAATTTACCAAAGATAAAAAAAAGAAAAATAACCGGCACTATAATATCCTTTTTTTAAATCTTTCATGTGTCTAATTCTATATAATCTTCGTCTATTTTTATCATAATGTAGCAAATTATTATATAAATTTAACCCTGTTTTATCATCATAATTTTGATAAAATAGTGATCCAAATGGAATATATATATAATTTCCTCTTCTATTGTTAATTAATATTGCGTCATATTTTTTCCCGTGTCGCTGGCTTTTTCTAAATCCATGTAATATATAATCTTTCATAGGGTAATAAACCATATATATAATATACTATAACAATATATTATATAATTTTATTATACAACTGCTGAAAAAGTTGTTTTCGTCCATCCTGTAAACGCTCCTGTATTTGGCACAGTGTGGTTTGTGCTGCTTCCTAGGTTATTACCCTGTGAAAAATTAACGGAACCACCACCAGATTTTAAGATAATATAATTATTAGGGCTATTTACTGAACAATTACATTTTACAAAATTATTATAAAAGTTCACTGTGTTAGCGCTTGCTGTGTTAGTAAAATTTATTATTGCTCCTGTTGCTGTAGAAGTACTAGAAGTAAATAATAATACACAGTTGTTTATAGTTGATGAACTTGTGACCGATGTGTTGTTATTTACTGTTATTAAACTTGCAACAGATGCACTTGTACTCGCTTGATATATTGTACAACCAAACGCGTTAAAGCGTCCCGCCCCGCCTACGACAACATATGATAAAATAGTCGGTGTTAGACTTGGATTATTAGTTATTTGACACCCAACCATAGTAATTGAAGATGCCATATTAATTGCGTATGTATCGCTATTTGCGTATATAATACTATTACTTATAGTCATGTCACACAAAATACCGGCAGTATTAGTAGTAATTATGTTATTTTTACCTGTGTTACTTACCGAAATTATATTAGATATTGTTAGACTGTTAGGATATCCATTTCCGTCTTGTTGAATATATCCGTTTATTTGAATGTTTGATACACTGCCAATACTATAAGAGCTACTATTAGGTAACATAGCAAAATATATATTTCCGTTTATCACAGTTACATTTGGCGATGATGTACCGTATATAGATATGCCAGACCGTGTTATTGTTGGTAAAATTTCACTATATATACCTGATGCTATATTTATAGTAACTGTTATATCTCCAGCCGGTAGAGACTGAACATAATTTAAACACGCAGTAATACTTTTAAACGGATTATATATACTCCCATTGCCTATTGTGTCAGAACCTGAAGGACTTACATAATAATTATTTAAATATTGGATCGTTGACACTGTCCCCGTCGCACCTGTTGCCCCTGTTGCTCCTGTCGCTCCTGTTGCTCCTGTTGCTCCTGTTGCTCCTGTTGCCCCTGTTGCTCCTGTCGCTCCTGTTGCTCCTGTTGCTCCTGTAGCACCTGTTGCCCCTGTGTCACCGGTAGCACCTGTGGCACCTGTTGCCCCCGTGTCACCGGTAGCACCTGTGGCACCTGTTGCACCTGTGTTGCCCGTTGCTCCTGTCGCTCCTGTGTCACCGGTGGCGCCTGTGTCTCCTGTGGCACCTGTTGCCCCTGTATCACCGGTAGCACCTGTAGCACCTGTCGCTCCTGTGTCACCGGTAGCCCCTGTAGCACCTGTCGCTCCTGTGTCACCGGTAGCCCCCGTTGCTCCTGTCGCTCCTGTGTCACCGGTAGCACCTGTTGCACCTGTGGCGCCTGTTGCTCCACTGCCTATGGGTGTACCGTTTATAAAAATACCTACTCCTGATCCATTTACATTTAAATTACCACTTATTAAAATATTATTTCCACTTGGATTTATATATCCAGTGCCATTGCTGTCTACTTCTAAACTTAATACTTTTTCACTAACACCAACATTATTTATAATATTAAGTTTTTGTCGCATTAATCCTTCATCATAAATTATCTTAATATTTTCATTAGCGACGGCATTATCCGGCAATCCATTAGTTGTCAAAAATAAACCCGATGATGGTTCGACCGAGCCACCATTAGTATTATTCCACGCATTATTAACAGTATTTATGGGTGTTCCATTTTGGTATATTTGCTTGCAATATATATTTAATTCTGTGTTTTGAGGGTTACAAATCGTAGAAAAATCAGACATTATTATAATATATGTGTATATAATAATAATTTTATACCACTGTAACTGATAAATTTATCTGTGTAATTAGGCATGTAAAATTAGTAATATCTGATGTAGGTCGCAAAACAGCACATAAACATACGACATATTCATCAGTATTTATATTAAATATACTATTTACTGGTAGATTTACTGGGTGTGTCTGTATTTTTGTAGGGTTATTAACATTTACTGTTGTGGGATCTATTACGGCTATAGATTTCTGAGAACTACTTATTATATTATTTTGGGCGTCATAATGTGCTAAATAAATACTTAATTCCGGTGATGGTGTTGTCGTTGGGTCTGTGTCATATGCGGAATTAATCCCGAGTATAGATAGATTAAAAGCATATAAACCATTATTATTAAATTTAATTTTTATGTTATCAACAATACTTATATTATTAGACAATGTTGGGTGTATTAACATAGGGCTTATATTAGTGTCAGTCAATATTGTATTTTCCACAAGATTAGCATATAAATAACTTTTCACTGCTTGTTGATTTGTGTTTATAGAATTGCAATATAAATTTAATGTCTTGTTATTTGGGTCACATATAGTAGAAAAATCGGCCATTATATATATAATGTATATATATATAATTTTTTGTAAAGTAATAAAATAAATTTAATGTAGAAGTGGGTGTTTCATTCCATGATGTAAACGACTTTTATGTGCCATTGCGCCACCAGACATGGAACCACCATGAGAACCGCCAGAACCAGTGCATTTGCCGTAAACGTGTTTCAACATTGGTATAAGTTTGTGTGAACTCATTATAGCTCTTCCACAATCCAAGAGACCACCACCGCTGAGATTAGTATCACGCATTACATCATAATGTACAGTCTCATTTAATTTATGACTGTTCATCACATCGGCGGAAGATAAAGGCGCATTATTAATGAGTGCGAGATTATTATCATAAAGTGTAAGTATATCATTATACAAGAATACAATATAAAGAGAATATGAGGTAATATTAGGATTTACGTTTAAAAAGGTGGCGTTAACTTGGATATTAGTTTTAAAGGTTTGTCCGGGATACACACGAACACCGCTTAGACAGATATCTTTATTAAATTCCAATTTAAGAGGAGCAGACGCCGGAGCAACGTAAGAACCATTCGCGCTTGAACATTCAGAAAGAACAGGCGATGCTTTATACTGAACAAAATTATCGACCAAACCATTCTCAGAAGCGATCTTATAATGGTTAGATACATCAGAGTTACTTAGGAGTGTCTGACCATCTACGAGGACTGTTATTTCTCTCAGACATGCGAAGGCATCAGAAACAAAAGCACCGCTAGTAGCCATCATAACCGCATTGGTGGGACGTGCGTAAACTAGCATAGATGATGGCCACCGTGAAGTCTGGATAACAGGTGACGACACAGGCTGACGAGCACCGAAAGCGATACTAAAATCCGTGTTATATCTTTCTATACTTTTCAAAGGATAGTGAATAGCAGGGGGGATGGTTCCAAGCTGGTCTGAAAGTTGAACAAATCGGAATATTGGTTGCCCAATTGTTGCTGTTCCTGATGTAATGGTTAACACATCACCATTTCTATTTTGCATAAAAGAAAGAGTACGGGTAAAGATATTTGACACGAGATTGATATCGATATTTAAATTGTCCAAATGTGAGAGAGCATAACCACCACCCGCCCTTTTAATCTGATCAGATAGGGGAGATATCGGCAGATAAGCTCTATAAAGAATGGTGAAAGAAGCGCCGGTCGGGGTATTTTGAAGTGCGCTTAGTTCACACGCGCCACGATGAACAACAGTATTCATACCACTCGAGTAAAGTTGTAAGGGGTTTCGATTACTTCCAAAACCGCTATCATAAAGTTGATATTGATCTAACA